CTTGAAGCAAAATCTCTGTCGTATCCAAAAAAATTAGCAGATGTTATGGATAGTAAACTTGGATCTGTTAAGGATGATGTGTAATTGTATGCACTTGATGTGGAGGCTACGGCTAATCTTGCAGGTACGACTACCTGTGCTACTGATGTTTGTGGTGGGTCATCAAACAACAATTCACCATTATTTCTCTCAAAAGGTAATATATTAAACTGCTTTGACCACCTAACATTATATTTTTTTTGTTGTTGTATTGGTATTTGGTTTCCTTGTTGATCAATACTAGCCTCACCTACTATATAAACTGTAGCTAAACCTTGAGCTGTTATATCGTACACATCAAATGAAACATAATAGTTAAGAAATCTATCAACAAAACCAACTACCTCTACATATATATTCTGACCTTCTGCATCAATAATCTCAACATCTACTGATGAGCCTACTCTTAAATTAGTACTACCTTTCATCTTAATCACATATCGCCCACCACCAACTACTAACGGAAAATCTTGAACGTCAAAATAGTCTGGTGAGTTTTCTGTTGTGTCTTCAATGTAATAAGTTTGTCTTGAATACTCTCTTTGTATTGGTATTTTATATACTGATAATAGTGTCATCTACTATAAATATCATCTAACAACTTATATAGCTAAAATCATTTTTGCGATCTATTGTTATTATATTGTCAACCATATCTCTAACAACATCAATGTGAGATATTACTAAGCTAAACCTAAAAACATCCTTCATATATGTGAATAGTGTGTGCATTGAGTTTAAATTATTGCTATCTAATACTCCCAGTCCTTCATCCAATGCAATAAAGTCGGGCTTTGGCAAGTTGGTAATTTTAATTAAAGCTATACGCAATGCTAAAGATGACAAAAAGCGTTCCATTCCAGAGCTCAACTCTAGTGGCCATTTTGCATCATCATAGCAAATAAATACGTTAATGTTTTTTCCATCCGTCTCCAGTTCAATTGTAAAGTCAATAACTTGGTTTAGTATGTTATTAACGTATTGTTGTATGTATGGAACGGCTTTACTTATCATTACATATGGTATACCATCTTTACAAACCGCTTTGCAGTATAAGTCATAAGCTACTTGCTTGTCAGCTAATTCTTGCATGTGTTTGATTGAATTGTTGCACTCAAGTATAACCTGTTCAGCTACCTTTATTTTAGCATGAAAATCCTTTACAGTATTGTTTGCTTTGGATGTTTCTATCTTTTTTAATGCTATTTTTCCTTGTGTATCTTTGATTTGAACGTGGATTGCTTTGTTGTTACTAAGTATTGCCACATTGTCTTTATATACCTTTATATCCCCTATAATCTTGTCTATTTTGTGTTTTTGGATATCTATATCTTTCTTAATACGATCATGTATGTTCTGCAATCTTTCTACTGCTATTGTGGCTTCTCTGTGATTGTTAAGTATTATTTGTAGCTTGTTAGCCTCTTCTTGTATAAACCTGTTTTTTTCAATGAAATCTGATACCTTACCTATCTTTTGTAAAAAGTCGTGTACTGTTTTTTTATCATCTACTAACTCCACTTTAGTGTCAATAGCATCTTTTACAAACACGTTTGATGTACAATACTTACAGTTTGGATCATACTCGTGTTTTTCGAGCTTTTCCAGCTTTGATAGCTTGTTTGCTATTGTAAGTTTCATTGTGTTGAGTGTGTTGTCCAACTCATTTTTCTCTTGAACTTTTGCATTATACTCTTTGTATAAATTATTATCAAACGAGTTTTTAGCTGTGTCTAGATCTTGTGTGAATTGGTGTAATAATGCTTGTTTATCTTCTAACTGTAAGTGTGCTGTTAAAGTATCTTGACCTAGTTTGTCTAAGTTTGTTTCTGCTAATTGCAATTCTTTTTCCAACACTACAATATCTAAGCCATCAGCTGTACATGGTTGTAGTTGCTTGTTTAGATCGAGTTGTTGTTCACTTAGTATTTGCAGCTCAATTTCAGTGTTGTCTAAAACTTTTTGAGCGTCTTCGTGTTTCTTTTCATTAACCTCCTTAGCAGTCTCAGCATCACCTAGTTTAGTTTCAAAATCTTGTTTTTGATATTCTTCTAACACTATAACAGCTGCTCTGTTCTCTTTATTAGCCAACTCATATAGTGAGTCAAATATTTTTAAATCTAAAAAGTTAGCTAACAAATCCTTTCTTTCACCTTGAGTCTTATCAATAAAGTTTGAGTTGTTACCTTGTAGTGATAATGCAGTTAAAATGAAATCATCAAAGGTTCCTACATAAGATTGTATAATCTTGTCTGTGTCTCTTCTTTGTTCTCCATTCAATAATGTTTTATTGTTATCAGAGTCTATACACCAGAAATCTATATCCACACGAAGCTTACCAGCTAATGGTCCTTTTAAGTATTTTGTAGCTTTTTTTTCTACAAAATAGTCTAAACCACCTAACTCAAATTGAAACTTACACCAGAAGCCATCCTTCTTTCTATTTAACACTTGGTCAGCTTTGTTAGCTCTAAAGGAGTGATCAAACAAACAAAAGCATAAAGCATCTAATATGGCTGACTTACCTGCATGATTAGGTGCAAATAGTCCACATGTTCCATCTAGTTTTTCAAAATTTATTACATTACCTTCACCATAACTAAACATATTATCGAACTCAAACTTTTTTGGTTTCCAAACTACGTTACGAGCTGTTTCTCCTTGATTTAATGTTTGGTTTAGTGATGTATTGATTTTTATTATAGATTCCATCAACTCTGTATCAATATCAAACTGATGCAAGTAGTCTGTGATAAGTTGGTTTTGGTGTTGTACATTACGCACGTCACCTTGATGTAATGATTCTCCAAATAATTGATTATCAGTAGCTCCTAAATTTTTATCTAACCTTTGTACAATGACATCACTGTTACGATATGTTTTTCTTATTGTTGCTAGTATTCTTTTTACTTCTGCTGTTGAAGTGTTTCTAGTTCGTAGTCGTACGTTTGTTTTAGAATTGATTGGTAAATTGTCAGGTAGTATTCCAGAATCTACATCTAAGGTATAGAATCCGTATGGATTTGGTATGTCAAAAAACTCATACTTAATGTCTCCTTTAGTTTTTAAATCACAAAGAGCATATCCATGTCCCTCAAAAGATTCTCCAAAGTTTTGTTGAACTAACGATCCTGGATAAAATATAATTGGTTCACTTTTACATAACACCTGTCTTTTATGAATATCTCCTAACAAAACTAAATCAAAGTTTGCAAAAGTATCCCAATCTAATCCGTGCGATAACACTAAACCACTATCAACTTTACTGTTAGCAATAGTACCGTGATACATTGCTATTGTGTGTTTGTAATTTTTATTTTGTGGTAATTTATCAGCTGTTATGTAATCTGTTACTGGATCAAGTAGGGACATAACACTTATAGCTACATCTCCAATCTCATACACTCCTGAGTTGCGTAGGTAGTATAGATTAGGATGGTTGTTGGCTTCTATTATTGGAGTTAAAGCATCTAATCTATTGTTATTGTTTAAGTTTGTATCATGGTTACCACAAATAACTATTGTTGGTCTTCTTGTAGCTAACTCATTAAACAAGTACGAAGTCATGTTGATTAACTCAGGACTCATGTCAGTTTTAGCATGTACAATATCACCACCAAGAGTAACAATACTATTGTCTGGTAACTCATCAACAGCTACAAGTAATTTTTTAAACACTTCTTTAAACTCAACATGTCTTTTCCAATTTCGCAAATGAATGTCTGCAATGTGTAGTATGTGATCGACTTGTGTTAGTTTGCTTTTAATCTTATTAATCATAAGGACATTTTAAAGTTTATTAGGTCAAAAAAGTCTACCTTCTTAGCTCTGCTCATAGCCTCAATCATAGATGCATAACCAGCTTCACTAGGATCTTTTCCTGGTAAATTTACTAAATATACTTCTATACCATTGTTCATAAAGTATTCTATTTCTTTCACACTACTCTTAAAAGCATCAGTATCTAACGACAAATACAGCTTTTGTACTTTCTCAGTTAGTATTTTATTTCTTAAGGTACTTAATATAATTTTACCAAACAACGGTATTGCATTCCTTTTAGTTGCTATTGCATCAAAGGCACCTTCAACAATTATTATAGGTTCCTTCCAGTTGATTTGATTATGAAATCCAATGATATCTTTGGTTACTGGTGGGTTCTTATGTTTGATTGTAGCGTTGTCATAAAAGCTTCTACCTACATAGTAGTTGATCATATTGTGATCATTATAGCTTGGAATAATCAACATACCAGCATAAGGTCCTTGTTCACAGTAACCTACCTCATATCTTAGTATGTCCATAGGAGTTAGTCCTCTAACTTGCATTGCATAGTGCAAAGCATTTTTATAATCAGGTGTGCTTTGTGGTATGTATAATGGCTTATAGTGTTCTGGTAGTCCAACTAACTCTCTACTAAAGTTATTTTTGTTGCTAAAGTTATTGTCTCCATAAATCTCTTTAATCTTCTGATAACTTTGGTTTGGAGCATTACTTTTTCTAAGTAGTGATGTTATTGTTTGTCCTTTACTGTCACATGTCCAACAATGCCACTTTTGTGTGTTTATGTTGACTTGTAGTTTTCTTTTGTGATGGTTACAGAATGGACAGTAGTAGCTTATTTCCCCACTTTTCTTGTGTTGCATGCTAGAACCTAGATGCTCGTCAATAATATGTTTTACTTCCAATAAGTTTAAAGTCATATTTTAATATACAACTTTTATTTTATAAAACAAAGGATGATTATTTCAACCAGTCGTTTGGTATAGTTTTGTCTGCGAATACAAATCCATGTTTAATACACCAATCTGCGTAACTTGTTTTGGATCCTTTTCTAATCTTTCCTTTAGAATTTTGGAACACAAATCGAATGTCTAACTCGGGATGTTGCTTTTTTATTAAAATATGTTTTGATCTGTCTGCTGTTACAAATCTTCCTTTAGTTTCTATAAAGATTCCATTAGGTAGCTTGAAATCAGGTGTATAGTTGTGCTCAGATTGTGGTATGGTATAGCTAATTTTATGTTTTTCATACTCCCCATCAATACCTTGTTGGACAAGTAACTCATTAATGTCGCTCTCAAATCCAGATCTCCAGCCGTTTATTAGTGCTGCTTGTCTTTTTCCAAATCTCGATCTTTTCATAACTTTTTTGTTTTTATCTATCGTATCGAACTATAAATGTAGTATCCATGTTGCTTGGCATTTGTATTGCTGTGTTTAGTTTTCCAACTACTAACAACTCTCCTAGGTCATTATATAAACCTATAGTTGTAACGTATGGTCTAAAGTCAGGATTTTGTATGAATGGTTTAAATACAAATTGATTTTGTAATGGATCATATTCTTGTAAAGTTCTATTATAGCTTAAATTAAGCTCACCTGGATTAATTGTGCATGAGATTTCATTTTCCCACACTGTGTGTGTACCCCTACACTCTACTGCATTTATTGTAAGTGTTCTTGCTGGTATTGATCCTAAAACCATCATGCCATGGCTGTAAAAAGCGTTGCCTAAATACACATTACCAACACCTAACGTATGGTATAGTATTTTCATATCATTTGCAGACACGATACTGTTGTAGATTTTTAAATTATCTATTGTACCATTAAACCCTTGTGTGTTTCCTAAAGAA